AGAAATTATGTTAGAAGTAAAGAAATTTTATGCAACTTGGTGTGGTCCATGTAAAATGTTAACACCAATTATGGAACAAGTTAAAGGTAAGTTTAATGATGTATCATTCCAAGATATTAACATTGATGAACAATTTGAAGTAGCACAAAAGTACTATGTTCGTTCAGTTCCTACGGTTATTATTGAAAAAGATGGTAAAGAAGTTCAAAGATTTGCAGGATTACAATCAGAGATGGCATACTCAAATGCACTCAATGAATTAAAAAATTAAAAAAATATTTGGATTTATCAAATATTTTTCGTATATTTGTATCAAATATAAATCTTAATATATGGCATCAATAAAAGTTACATTCAAAGAAGAAAAAGAACAAGTAATAAAAGGAACTCCAAAAGTTCCATTTAACAAAAGTAAAAAACTAAGTAGTATGGATGGTTCTACCGTTTTATACTATGTAGAAACAGAAACTGCTTTTAAATTAAAGATAGATTCTAAAGTGGATTTTACTCAAAAACATCCACAATATGAAAACTATCATTTAATTACAATACCAATCGATAGAATATAAAACAAAATTTATGTCAAAAACCTTATGGTTTTTTAGTAATAGGTTACGAGGAGAATCTCATCCAAAGGCTAAGCTAACAACAGAACAAGTATTACAAATTAGAGAACTCTATTCAAAGGGGTTCTCTACTAATGTTATAGCTCGTAATTTTAAAGTATCCACTTGGAATGTGGAAGAAATTGTTAAGAGAAAAACTTGGACACACTTATGACAAGCGGAGAAGATTTATTTGCAAAATATGAAAAGGGTACTTATGATGGTGAGTACCCTACTATACTGCCTGAAGATTGGGAACTAATCAAAGAAACTTATCCAAAGGATGAGGTAAAAGAAAAATTAGCTGAAATTTTTATGAGATATCCGATTCCTTATGCGGATATTACTGAAGAAGATGCTTATAGTGATTATCTAAAACTAAAAGGATTTAGATGGAATGAGTATCTAAAGGAAGGTGAGTGGTTTCCACGAAAGGCTGCTCAAACTCGTTACCCATTGACATACGAAGGAAAACAAGTTTACTTCTCACGAGTAAATACAGGTAATAATGCATCAAATTACTTTCAACAAAAAAATAGGTGGTCAGTAGATGGAGCGGTTTCACCTGGTCCAAAAAGAACTTGGGAATCAAAGAAGTTTATGACATCTTTGATGGGAGCTGCATATTCTTTAAAACTGCCACAAGTTGGTAAAAAAGAATTAAGAACTATGATTGGATTGAGAAAATACATATGTGCTCAATTCAAACCAAATGTAGCTAAGATGTTCTACGATATGAATGAAGCTAAAACAGTTCTTGATTTCTCAATGGGTTGGGGTGATAGATTAGCTGGTGCGTTTTCAAGTGAAACTGTTGAACATTATGTAGGATTAGACCCACGAAAAGAAAATCATCCTTACTATGAACAACAAAGAGATTTTTATACTAAACACACTTCGTTCTTTGAATCACCAACTAAAACTGATTTCTATTGTTCACCTGCTGAAGATTTCGATTATAGTGAATATCAAAACTATTTTGATTTAGTTTTTACTTCACCACCATATTTCTCAGTAGAACGATATTCACACGATGATACTCAGAGTTGGGTAAGATATAAAAACATTGATGTATGGAATGAACACTTCTTACACAAAGCACTTGGTAAGATTATACCAACTGTTAAGAAAGGTGGTAAGATTGCAGTGAACATTGCAGATGTTTATACTAACTCATCTTGGAGTACAGATAGACAATGGTTAGAAATTACTAATCCTATGGGAGATTTTATAACCTCTCAAGGTCTAACTTATAAAGGTTGTATTGGTATGGAAATGGCCAAAAGGCCAAATAGTGGTGGAGCAGGAACTGCAAAAGATGAATCACAATATAAAGAAGAAACATTAAAGTTGGCAGAAGAAACAAAAGATAAAAGATTTTGTGAACCAATTTGGATATTTGAAAAATAATTCGTATATTTGTAACTATGTATCAAAACGCTTATTATCAACGAGAAAGAAATTTAATGCATGTTTGGGACGACCAACGAGGTTATATGAGTTTTCCTTATACACGATATGCATATGAACCAGCAGAACGAGGGGAGTACACTTCAATTTATGGTGATAAGTTAACAAAGATTTACAAGTTTAAAAAAGATGACCCCAATCTGTTTGAATCAGATGTACCAGAAACTACAAGAGCTTTAGTTGATTTGTATTCTGATTCTGATGAACCATCTACTGGTCATGTAATTCTCACATACGATATTGAGTGTGAAATGGAAAGTGGATTACCAGACCCCCAAGAAGCGAAGAATGAACTTACTTCTATCGCACTCCATGATTCTGCAACCAATCAATATTGGGTTTTGGTTATGGATAAAGAAGGGATACTTGAAGAAAAAACTACTGATAAGTGTATTGTTATACCTTTCAGAGATGAAAGAGATATGTTGATGAAATATTTAGAGTTATATGAGATGATTAATCCATCTATTGTAACTGGCTGGAATATTGATTATTTCGATACACCAATGTTGTACAACAGAATCAAACGATTATTGGGTGAGAAACAGGCAAATAGATTATCACCAATTGGTCAATGTTTCTGGTCTCCTTATAGAAAGAGATTTTTTATGGCTGGTGTATCTTATTTAGATTATATTATTCTTTATAAGAAATTTAATTATGGAGAACTACCAAACTATCGATTGGATACTATTGCTCAAATCGAATTGGGTAGAGGTAAGATTGAATATCAAGGAAACTTAGACCAATTATTCAGAGATGATATTGAAAAGTTCATTGAGTATAACCTTGTCGATGTTGAGTTAGTTGTAGAATTTGATAAGAAATTAGAATTCATTGATTTATGTAGAGGTATTACTCATGCAGGCCATGTTACATATGAAGATTTTGTTTATTCATCAAAATACTTAGAAGGTGCATTATTAACTTATCTTAGAAGAAAAGGGTTGGTTGCTCCAAATAAACCTGCTGATAGAGAAGAAAGAATGCAGGCTATTAGAGATAACAATGAAGAAAAGTTTATTGGTGCTTATGTAAAACCGCCAATAGTAGGTAAGTATGAGTGGATTTATGATTTAGATTTAACTTCACTATATCCTTCAATCATTATGACTTTGAATATCTCACCAGAATCTAAGATTGGTAAGATTCAAGATTGGGATGCTCAAAAGTTCGTAAAAGGCGAAGTTGATACTTATTATATCGGAGATAACTCAATATCTAAAGAAAATCTACGAAAGTATTTAGATGATAGTAAGTTCTCAGTTGCATCAAATGGAGTTCTTTATAGAACTGATACGGTTGGTTGTATACCAGGTATTCTTGATTTGTGGTTCGAACAGAGGGTAGAATACAAAAATGAAATGAAAAAATATGGAAAAGCAGGAAACAAAGAAAAATACGCTTTTTACCACAAACGTCAGTTGGTTCAGAAAATTTTACTTAACTCTTTATATGGTGTGCTTGGCCTTCCTGCCTTTCGGTTCTATGATGTTGATAATGCTACCGCTGTTACCACGACAGGACAGACAGTTATTAAATCAACTGCTGATATGGCTAACATCAAGTACAACAAGGAACTTGGTACTCCTGATGCTGACTCTAATATATACATTGATACTGATTCTGTATTTTTCTCAGCTACTCCCTTACTTGATAAACGAAACCCAACTTGGAGAGATAATGACCAAGATACAATAGCTGGTTATGTAAATGAAATCGCAGAAGAGGTACAAGATTATCTAAATAACTTCTATGATATACTTTCACAAAAGATTTTCAATGTTGATAAAGATAAACATAGATTAGAAATTAAGAAAGAATATGTTGCAAAGGCTGGATTGTGGATTGCAAAGAAAAGATATGCACAATGGATTATTTCAGATAATGGTGTACCTGTTGATAAACTTGATGTAAAAGGATTAGATGTTAAAAGGTCATCTTTCCCTAAAGCATTCCAAGAGTGTATGGGAACGGTTTTAATTGATATTCTAAAAGGTAAATCAGAAGATGAGATTTCAGATTATGTAGTAGATTTCAAAAAGAAAATGATAAATAGACCTATTGATGAAGTTGCTAAAAATTCAGCAGTTAAAAACTTATCAAAGTATCTACCAAAGGGTAAAAGACAATTATTTCAGTTTGGAAAAGGTACACCCGCTCATGTTAAGGCAGCTATATCTTACAACGATTGTTTAAAACATTTTAATGCACCATTCAAATACGAACCAATGAAAAATGGTGATAAAGTAAAATGGGTTTACCTTAAAGATAATCCACTTGGATTGGATGGTCTGGCCTTCACAGGTTATAATGACCCACCAGAAATAGAAAATTTCATATCAACTTATATTGACCATTCAAAAATCTTTGAAAGAGAGTTAAAAGGCAAATTACAAGATTTCTTCGATGCTATTGGGTGGGGAGATGTTGTAAGTGAGCAAAGAACTGCGGAAAAGTTTTTTAGTTTTTAATAATTTTTTGCAGGCATATTTATAATAAACAAAACTTAATACATTATGAAATTTAGAGATTGGAATCAACAATACGAAGTACCTACAAAAGATGGAAGTAATCCTTGGGATTATTCAAAATCTCCTATCTATGACGAGATTTTAAATTGTTTTCATGAAACACAAAGACCTGAAGATGTGAAACCATATAAAACAGATGGTAACACAAGATTACGAGACCCATTTAGAAAAATAAACAAATATAAAATACAACAATTTCTTGGACATATGAAAAAGAATGAGTACAAAGAAGTTGATTGGGTTGAAGATGATGAAGGCAAGATAAAGGCAATTATCTTATTTTATGATTTAAATAAAATGAGTACACAAACTAAAAATGTGAATTCATTTTCAAACGAAACATATGTTCTTCAGAAATCACGAGGTGATAAGTATATAAAAGAAATGGCGTGTTATCCTGGTTATGAGGAATGGTTACAAAGGTTAGTTGAAAAACATATCGCAAAACCACAAACTTCTGCTTTCTTTGAAGTTGAAGAACCAATTACTTTGGTTGAAATAGATAATCAGTTAAAAAGAAATAGAGATATCTTAACGAACTTAGGATTTACTTGTATTGATAATATTATTACTTCATTTGCTGATGTATATGGTATTTGGGTTAAAGGTGGTGATTATAAACCAATTGAAAGAGCTCAACAACTTTCTTTACAAAGATTAGATGTACCTGTTCAAGATACATCAAAGATAATGGAACAAATCCTTAAATTAAACATGGATGATTTTGCTAATCATTATTCAAATTATAATAAAGGAAACAGTTGGAGAGGAATGGTAGTTAGAGGATATGGTGGTTTAGTAGATTTCATTATCAAACCTGCAGAGATGACGAACTCTTGGAAAAAAGAAAATAAAGAAAAGTTAGAATGGGATGTGCAAGATACTCCATTAAGAAAAACTGTATCTGAGGTTGAGCATTTTGTTAATATTCTTAAAGAAGAATTACCTCACTTAAAGGATGAAGATAAATGTATTGAAAGAATTAGAATTCTAAGATTATCAAAAGGTGAAGGAGAATTAGAAAGGCATACTGATAGACAAGATAAGGATGCTGGTATTGGTAACGGCCAATGGACACGAATCCATTTCCCACTTCAAACAAACCCAGATGTTAAATTTACACAATGGAATTATGATGGTTCAAAAACTACTTTAAGAATGGGGTTAGGTGAGTGTTGGTATTTGGATATGAGAAAACCACACACAGCAATAAATTTTGGTGATGAAGATAGATATCATTTAATTATTGATATTCAATCAAATGCAGAAACAAGAAGATGGTTAGAAAAAGGAGCTGATAAATATCCTACTACACAAGAACCTGATGATTATACAGAATGAGAATACCAGAAGATAAGTTACAATCAATGTTTCGTTTAGCTGGTATTGAAAAAGAAAAGTTACACGAGGCTCTTGTTAAGATGGGTAAGAAACATCTTAAAACAAAGGCAATGAAAGATAATTGGAGTGAGGATAATCCTACTAAAAATTATTGTTATGTGATTGCAGAATTTGTTTATTATTATTTATCACCAAAAGGTTCTAAACCTTTTAAGTTACCTGGTATACCTGGTGATGATGGTTTACATAGATTCATTATGTGGCCAGATAATCAAATTGTAGATTTGGCTATTGACCAGTTTCCTAATTATGAAGAAGTAGATTATTCAAATGCTAAGATATGTTATTTCATGACAACAAAGAATAATAAAGGTCCATCTAAACGAACAAGAATATTGGCAGAACATTTAGGATATGATTTGCCAGAAGAAAGAGAAAAAGAAGTTAATACAAAGTTTTGGTAATGAGTTTAAGTAAATTTATAGAACCCACATATGAAGATAACAACGGTAGATTATGGACTGTTGATGAATTATTAGAATTAGTAAAAGATTGGGATGACCCAAACCCAGACCCTATCATCACAAAATTTGATGATGTTTATGTTGTACAAGATGAGTTACTACATTATGGTTCTAAGATTCGATTTGTAGATAAGTTCATCAGAGATGTACCACAGAAAGAAATTGTATTTGGTTCTTCACCCGCTACAGGTTATGCTCAGATATCTTTACCTGCTGTAACAAACAAATACGATAAGAAAACAGTTTTGTTTATGGCCAAGAGAAATCCTGAAAATTATCATGATTACCAAAAAAGAGGAATGGCACTCGGTGCTGAGTACAAATGGGTAAACATGGGAATGTTATCAGTAACTCAATCAAGAGCAAGAAAGTATGTAGAAGAGAATCCTGAAGAAAGAGTTCAGTTTCCTATTGGATTAGAACATCCAACTGTAATTGCTTCTATTATCAAAGTAGCGAGAAAACATATTGACCCAACTAAGATATCAGAAATTTGGAGTGTTGCTTCAAGTGGTACATTGGCTAGAGGTTTGGCTTTAGCATTTCCTGAATTACCAATCAATATTGTATCGGTAGGACACAAAATGAGTGAAAGAGAAATCGGTAGAGCAAAGTATTATAGAAGTGAATACAAATTCGATAAACCAATCAAAGAAAACGAACTAAAAGAATTACCATTTGAATCAGCTATTACATACGATGCAAAGGCATGGAGATTCGTAAAAGAGTTCGGCAAGAAAGATTGTTTATTTTGGAATGTTGGATATTAAAAAAAAGTTTTAAAAAGACTTGTGTAATTCAAAAAAATTTCGTATATTTGTAAAACAAATAAAATATAAAAGGCATGAACAGATACAATGAAAAGCAATTAGAGGAGAACTACAATAAATTTATTGAGGCTCTGAAGAAATCATTTGAAGGAGAAAGATTAGAAAAACTTCTTCATATGTACTCAATGGAAGAATTAGGACCAAACCTAATGTTATCTCCAGCGAGTGGTAATATTAACTTCCATAACGCATACGAAGGTGGTTATATTGACCATGTTATGAATGTTGCTAGAAACGCTCTCCGTATGATGAAGTTATATAAAGAGGCTGGTGGTAAAGTTGATTTTACCCAAGAAGAACTTCTCTTCACTGCCTTTCATCACGACTTAGGGAAACTTGGTCAAAAAGGTGAACTTCACTATATCGATAATGATTCACAATGGCATAGAGAAAAATTAGGAAAAGTTTACAAAAACAATCCTAAGATTCCACATCTATCTCACACAGATAGAACAATCTTTTTACTATCACAATATGGTATTCAGTACAATGAAAAAGAATATCTTGGTATGAAACTTACTGATGGTTTATTCGATGAGGATAATAAGAAATATTTGATTCAATTCGACCAAGAAAAAATCGTTGGTAAAACAACGAACTTAGGTTACATTATGCATTGGGCCGACCATCTTTCAACTGTTGTAGAAAGAGATAATATATTCAGACCATGACAATTTGTCATGTAGTACCATTTTGGTACAATTTAAGATATAATATAAATAACATTTAAAAATAATTTTATGGCAGAAATACTTGCACCTCCGAAACCACATAATGGAGTTTATAAAGAAAATGTGGAACTATATAATCAACATGATTTATTCGAAAAATTACAAGTAACACCAGTAACAATTGAATCATCTATAAAAGATGTATTCATGAATTACCTTAGAGGTAAAAAATATGTAAAGGTGGTTGTAGATTTTAGAGAAATTACACCAAACAATTACTCACTTAGATTATACGATATTAATAATACAGGAACTACACCATATATTGTAAATAACCAATTACTTTATGTTGTAGGTAGTGTTAAAAGAATACTTCATGAAGTTGGTAAATTGGGTGTACATGGAGTGGGTTTAAAACAATTAATAGCAAAAATCACCACTCAAGATTCTATTGAAAAAAATGGTGGAATTACAGTTCTTACTCATAGAGTTGATGAAATTGATAATAAACACTATGAATTATCTGGTGTGAATATATGGGATACTAATACAAAACCAAATAAAAGTGAAAGATATTTAGATTCAGTAGAAGATTCTAAATTTCCTTTTGTTAGTGGACTTGAACCTACTGAGAATTATCTTGCTATCGATATACCAGGTATCAATATTGGTATATTTGAAGAATTAGAAGATAAAAATAGTACTTTTTTAGAAGTATTTGCTGATATGGTTGCAACCTACTTTGTTAAGGCGTTAGATGAAAAAATAGTATCTTTCCATTTTAGAAAACATGACTTGGATGGAAATGTAGAAGAGATTGATGTTACTGAGGGTGCTAAATTTATTGACCAATATGGTAACTTTATACCATATTCTCAAATACCAAAAGTTGAGTTTCCAACAAGTAAAGACCACAAATACACAGGTAGATATTTACAATCTACTAAACTAACACCAGACCTTAAAAACGAGGCTAAACGAAAGGAAATACGAATATTTGGTGATATACCACAACTTGGTTTAAATCATGCTGATGATTGGAGAGGATATGTAATCGATACTACCGAAACTGCTGGAGTGGTTTTAGGTGAATTTGGAGAAGGTAGAGCAGCTGGTCATCCTTTTGTTGTAATGTTCTTAGAAACTTCAGTTGAAAATGTTGGAACAGATAGTAATAAAAATTCAGTAACCCTACCAGGTACTCGAAGATGGAGATTGTCTGAGGGAGATGGTGTAAAGATTAAAGGACAGGATGGTAAATATTATAGACCAGTTACACGAAGGGGTGATATAAATAATTACTTTAAATTATTTGCAAAACAATGTAATCCAAATCAACAATTCAAAGAAACTTCGAGAAGAGATTTGGGCCGTAGGCTTCTTATGGGAGATATACCTTATATTGATGATAGATTTATTACACCAGCTATATCAATAGCAACCATTAAAGAATTTTTAAGTTTGTATAATATATCTATGGTTGAATCTATTGAAGAATTTCAATTTCCTAAAGAAGTAAAACTAATTCAAGGTAGAAAAGCACTTGATTTAGCAGTTATTAAGGAAGATTGGAAAATTGCTAATGAGTGGAAGAAACTTGAGAAGGATATTGATTTAGACCAAATATTAGCTGAGTTACTTGGGTGGTTTGTATTAAATGGAGAATATCCTGATGAATTTATGATAACTTGTGATTCACAGGCTGAATCTATACCATTAGATTCTCATAGTAATTTTTCACAAGATACTAAAGATTTAGTAGAAGATTTAAAAACTACATTTCCTCAAATCAAATGGACTCTTGTTGATACAAGATATTTTGAATTAAACAAAAAATATAGTTACTTTAAATCATATAGATAAAAAAAAATAAAATATGAAAACATTTGGATATCTCAAATATTTTTCGTATATTTGTACAAATATAAATGAGAAAAATTTAATAATTAGTATATGGCAAAACAATTAAAATTTGATGTACAGGCAAGAGAATCTCTAAAAACAGGATTAGATACTCTTGCTAATGCAGTAAAGGTTACATTAGGACCAAAAGGTAGAAATGTACTTTTACAAAAACAACATGGACAACCACATATTACCAAAGATGGTGTATCAGTTGCAAAAGAAATTGAGTTAGAAGATGTGTTTGAAAACATGGGAGCTCAATTAGTTAAAGATGTTGCATCTAAAACTGCAGATGATGCGGGTGATGGTACAACAACAGCAACTGTACTTGCTCAAGAAATAGCAAGATTAGGATTTGAGGCTGTTGATGGTGGAGCAAATCCAATTGAGTTGAAAAAAGGAATTGATAAGGCGATTAAAATTGTAGTTGAAGAACTTGGTAAACAAGCAATTGTTGTAGGTTCTGATTATGAAAAAATCAAACAAATCGCTACAATATCTGCAAACAATGATTCAACTATTGGTGAACTTATTGCAGATGCATTTGAGAAAGTTGGAACTGATGGTGTAATTACAGTTGAAGAATCTAAAGGTATAGAAACTTCAATGGAGTTGGTAGAAGGTATGCAATTTGATAGAGGATATCTTTCTTCACACTTTGTAACAGACCCTGAAAAGATGACGGCTGTTTTAGAATCCCCATCTATTCTTTTATATGATGGTAAAATTTCTTCAATGAAAGATATACTACATTTATTAGAATCAGTATCTCAACAAAATAAATCATTAGTAATTATTGCTGATGATGTAGAGGCTGAGGCATTGGGAACTTTAGTAGTAAACAAACTAAGAGGAATCTTAAATGTATGTGCAATTAAATCACCAGCATTTGGTGATAGAAAGAAAGAAATGATGAAAGATATTGCTACTTTAACAGGTGGTACTTTTATTACTTCTGAAATTGGATTAAAATTAGAAGAAACTACCATTGAACATTTGGGTAATTGTGAAAAAATTACTATTGGTAAAGATAATACTACAATTGTAAATGGTAATGGAACTACTGAAGATATTCAACAAAGAATTCAACAAATTAAATCACAGATTGAAAACACTACTTCGGATTACGATAGAGAAAAACTTCAAGAAAGATTGGCTAAATTGAGTGGTGGTGTTGCCGTTCTTTACATTGGTGCTGGTTCAGAAGTTGAACTCAAAGAAAAGAAAGATAGAGTAGATGATGCTTTATCAGCTACAAGAGCTGGTATTGAAGAAGGTATTGTTGAAGGTGGTGGTATTGCATTACTTAAAATCCAAGATGTACTTGCTAATATACCATGTGAAGATAGTAATTCAGTTTGTAATGGTTACAATATTATTGTAGAGGCACTTGCTTCACCAATCTCTCAGATTCTTAAAAATTGTGGTGTAACAGAAGGTTCGGTCTTAGATTATATCAAACAAAATGGTGGTGGATATGATGCTAAAAACGAAAAATTTGTAGATATGTTCGAGGCAGGTATCATTGACCCTAAAAAAGTAACGAGAACCGCTATCCAAAATGCAGCTTCAATTGCTGGTATGATTTTAACTACTGAATGTATGGTAGTTGATAAACCAGAAGATAAAACTCAGTTTGTAATGGGAATGCCACAACAAATTGTTTAAAAGACTTGTGTATATGAAAATAATTTCGTATATTTGTACAAATATAAATTATAATTAAGTAAAAACATGGAAAAACAATCATTAAATCGCTTCGTATCGAAGTACAATCTTGCAGGTTTAGTAGAATCTGTAAAATGGGAATCTAAAGAAGGTTCTCTTACAACATCATTCATTTCAGATGATAAATCTGTTTTGGGTAGTGTTACTATGAAAGAGTTTGATTCATCAGATGCATCATTCGGTGTGTATGATACAACCAAACTTACAAAAATGTTATCAGTATTAGGAAATGATGTTGATTTCTCAATCAATGATATTGATGGCAAACCAGTTTCTTTGAAATTCAAAGATGGTTCTACATCAGTAAATTATATGTTGGCTGATTTATCAGTTATCCCTAATGTACCTGATTTAAAACAATTACCAGAGTTTGATACTGAAATCAAATTAGATTCAAACTTCATTACAAAGTTCATCAAAGCAAAAGGTGCTTTGGCAGATGAGAATAACTTTACATTCACTTGTGGTGATGGTAAAAATGGTTCTGGTCAAATTATCTTAGGATATTCTAATATCAATACAAATAGAATTAACATCGATGTTGATTGTACTTGTTCAAAAGATAAAGTAGAACCAATTTCATTCTCAGCAAACTTCTTAAAAGAAATCTTAGTTGCAAATAAAGAGGCAACAGATGCTACTTTAAAGATTTCATCTTCAGGTTTAGCACATATCTATTTTGAAATCGATAACTACGAATCAAATTATTACCTTGTAGAAATCCAGAGTTAATGACAAAATACTTCTACGAAAAAAGCAGATTTTCTGAATTTAAATCCAACACTACTTATCATCAGTTGTTACAAATGACTGATGATGAGTTTGTGTCTTGGGCTAGAATTCTGCGTAAAGAAGTTACAGAGCAATGGGATGAACGAGGAACTCCACCTGTTATTGGCAAAAACGAAAGTGGTATTATCAAAAACTTTAAGAAACTTAAGTCTAATCCTGCAAATTATTGGGAAAAAGATACAAGTGGTGATTCTGAATCATTAGGATTAATAAAAAACTTTAACAAAGATGCATCAGTTGTAAATCAGTTTTTTCCTACAATGTTAAAAACTAAGATATCAACTGGTAAATCTGCAGAGGGTGGTTTATCTATTTATGACCATTTCTCTGACCCTAATATGGAAGATAAGTTTGTTCGTATTATGAAACGAGCAGTTAAACGAGATTCTATGTATTCATGGTCAAGGTCAATTGTAGATAAGAAAGATGAGAATCCTTTTTGGAATGGACAAGGTGCTATTGATTTTATCAAAGATGTTCATGATGGAAAGGTATTCAATGGTAAATATTCTGGTATTGATATTTGGATATCAAAAGTAAATACAAGAACTATTTCAAACTATGGTACTTTCAATGAAGAGTATATCGGTCATGGTAATTTATATTTAACATCAGAACAAGTTCAAGAGCTAAAAGATGATGGATATCTAAATGATACTCAGTTATCAAATATAGATAGAATAGAATCAGAATGGACTTCTGAAGCAGGTACAACCCAAAAGTATCTTTATCAGATTCGTTGGTACGAAAAAGAAGTTGGTATCTTTCCAAAGATTATTCAAGTATTCAGATTGAGTTGTGGTCAACCTGCAGTAAACTTCCCTGCACTAACTGCAAAGTGGATTTACGAAAACTATACCAAACACATTGATACAGATGAACCACTACATATTTACGATTCATCAAGTGGTTGGGGTGGTAGAATCTTAGGAGCAATGAGTTCTCGTAAGAAAATACATTATGTTGGTACAGACCCTAATCCTGATAACTTCTTAGATGAAGAAGGTATTTCTCGTTATGAGTATATGGCTAAGTTTTACAATGATAATTGTGTAGATGATTTTTCAGACAAACTTACTACATTCTTTGATGTAGAAAAACAAGGTAATACTTATGAGTTATTCCAAGATGGTTCAGAGTTAATCTCAAACAATCCAAAGTTTCAAAAGTATAAAGGTAAATTAGATATTTCATTTACTTCACCTCCTTACTTTAATAGAGAACAATACTCACAAGATGAGAAACAATCTTTCAAAGCCTATGGTGAGTATGAAGATTGGAGAGATAACTTCTTAAAACCTACACTAACAACGATTTATGAGTATCTTAAGAACGATAGATATATTCTTTGGAATATTGCTGATATTAAGATTGGTGAGAACACTTATTATCCACTTGAACAAGATTCAATCGATATCTTAAAAGAATTGGGATGTGAGTATAAAGGTAAACTCAAAATGTTGATGACCAGAATGGTTGGATTAGACCCATCTAAGAGTGGTATAAAGAATGCTGTTGAATATGATGGTAAGGTTTATAAGTTTGAACCAATATTTGTATTCCATAAAAAGTAGATATGAAAACAATAATAGCAAGAGAATCTCAGATTTATTCTATTTTTGGTAAAAGTAAATTTAAACTTATATCAAAGGAAGATTGGACATCTATATATGAATTTGATTATAATGGTTCAAATCACAAAATTAAAATCATAGACCCAAGCGAACATCAAGTTGATTGGAATGTACAAGAAAATAATTTAGAGTGGTTTGAAGAATCCAAAGATAATATTCTTTTTAATCCACCACAAGATTCTATTATTTTAATGGATAGGTGGATATTTGATGGTTGTTTTATAGGATTCTATCATACATTTGGATTGGCATATGTAAAAAAGTTAGAAGAAGTTTACAAGAAAAAAAATGTAAAAGTAATTTTAGCTAATGCATATTTCGAACCACTTGATTATGAGAATAGACATTATGTACCTTGTAGTTTAGATTATGATTTTGATTTCACAAGATTCTCAGATTATCCGTTATTTGAAAAATGTAAGAATACTAAAGTAGATACTTTTTATTCTCTTTGGAATTACATTTATGATATTCTTTCGTATGAAGTATCACCAAACAATAGACAAGAAATTGAAAATGGACAAGAAGTTTATTATGATTGGTTAGATACTTTGGTAAATCCAAAAGAAGATAGACCTTATGTCTTTGGTATGCTAGGTGGTAAACCAAGATATCATAGATTATATTTAATAAATAAGTGTATAGAAAGTGGTCTGATAGATAAAGGATATCTTACAATGAACAAATGGTTTTTACATGAATACTATCAAGCAATAAAAGAAAACAATTTATTTACAGATGGTGCAGCTTCACTAAAACCACAGATTAAAAAGTTTTGGAATTTAGATTTTTACAAACCACTTTCTTACTATAAAAAAATTCAAGACCCACTTGGTTTAGATAAAAGATTTGAATATGCTTCTGAAAATATTAGAAAGGAAGAATATAACCAAAGTTATATTGAGATAGTTGCAGAAACACATATTATATGGGATAAGTTATATGGGTTCTGGTCAGAAAAAACTTATCATGGAATCTTTTTTGAAAAGTTATTTGTATCAGTTGGTGCTAATAGATTCTACAAAGAATTTGAAAAACTTGGGGGACATACTTTCATTAAAGAACTTGGAATAAATCCATTATTTTTAGAAGAAGATGACCCAATTAAACAAATGGATTATTTAATTGAAGCACTTGAAAAGATTTCTTTAGAAGATGCGAAAAGAATTTATACAGAGAACTTATCAAAAATAAAAGAAAATAAATCTATCATATTAGATTGGATTTATAAAAATACACAATTTTTAAGAGATTATATTTTAAATTAATACTTATTCAAAGATGGAAGAAACTTATTTAATAAATTTCTCAAGTTACCAAAATAACCCCTACTTCTTATGGGGAACTGCCACGATGGACAGGGTAACTTTCTACACTACAAACACAAATAAAGGTTCATGAATTATTCCCTTACATACGATGATATTCAGTTAGTACCACAATACTCTAACATCCCATCTCGTACAAAAATCAATTTAAATACATTAGTATCTCGTAGATACGGTCTAATAAACCCAATCGTAGCCTCACCAATGGATACGGTTTGTGGTTTAGATATGGCATATAAAATGTTTAAACTCGGTGGAGTAGGTTGTATCCATCGTTTTAATTCAATAGAAGAACAATCAAAAATAGTTAAAGAGTTATATCACAAAATTTACGGTGAAGGGTTTGGTGGACCTTTTGAAGATTGGGGAGTTATGTTAGATACATGGCACTCTGAAATTTCTCATGTCCCTATTATGGCAGCCATCGGAGTAAGTGAAAGTGATAAACAAAGAGCAAAATCATTGGTAGAATCGGGCTGTAATATTCTATTGATTGATGTTGCTCATGGACACCACGAAAATGTTCGTAAGATGATTGAGTGGTGTAAAGAAAATCTTGATGACAAAGTAGATATCATCGCAGGTAACATCGCTACGAAAGAAGCAGCTCAAGAATTGGAATCTTGGGGAGTAGATGGGTTGAGAGTTGGAATCGGTGGTGGTTCTCTTTGTACAACAAGAGTTAAAACAGGATTCGGTGTACCGAATGTAAGTTGTTTGGAAGATATTGTATCAGTTGCGAAAACTCCGGTTATGGCTGATGGAGGTATTCGTTCAAGTGGTGATATTTCAAAGGCTCTGGCAATTGGAGCGAGTTCTGTTATGTTGGGTTCATTAATCGCTGGTACTGATGAAGCACCAGGTCAGATTGTTGAAACTCAAAAAGGTCTTTATAAGAGATATAGAGGTTCGGCCTCGTTAGAAACGAAAGTAGCAAATGGTCAACAGACCAGAAATGTGGAAGGTGAATCCACTGCCATTCCCTACAAGGGCGGAGTTAAGTTCATAGTGAATGGATTACTTGATGGAGTGAAATCTGCATTATCTTATGGTGGTGCAAGTAATTTAGAAGATTTCAAACCTCCATATGTTGTTGTTACTAATTCGGGTATTAACGAAGCAAAACCACATCTTTTATAATCACAGAAAATAATCACTTCGGTGATTAGGTTATGTTTAATTTAAATAAATAGAAAATTAATTATTATGAGAAAACTATTATTAGTTGGATTGATGGCAATGATGTCATTAACAAATGCTTTTGCACAGATTAGTGGGAAAGTGGTTGATGCTGAAACTAATGATGTTCTACCAGGTGCTACCGTCCTTATTAAAGGAACACAAACAGGTGTTGTAGCAGGATTTGATGGAACATTCACAATTGATGCATCACAAGGAGACACTTTGGTTGTTTCTTTTATTGGATATTCAGCTTCAGAAGTATCTGCTCAGAATGGATTATTGGTATCACTTCAACCTGATATCAATGTTCTTGGTGAAGTAGTTGTAACTTCTGGTGTGATTGATATTGCAAAGGTAAGAGAAACACCTGTTGCTGTATCTACGATTTCACCTGCTGAAATTTCATTAAAAGTTGGTAACCAAGAGTTTCCTGAAATTATGAATAAGACACCAGGTGTCTATGCTACCAAACAAGGTGGTGGATATGGTGATTCGAGAATCTCTCTAAGAGGATTCGACCAAAGAAACACTTCTTTCCTAATTAACGGTCAGCCAGTTAATGACATGGAAAACGGATGGGTTTATTGGTCAAACTGGCAAGGTCTTACGGATGTTGCAAGTGGAATCCAATTACAAAGAGGATTAGGAGCTTCGAGATTAGCAGTACCTTCAGTTGGTGGTACAGTTTCAATCTTTACAAAAGCCGCTGAGGCTAAAAGTGGTAGTTCAGTACAACAAGTTATTGGTAACGATGGTTACACAAAAACTACTGTAACTCACTCTACTGGTCTTAGTGAGAATGGATGGGCTTCATCTGTTTTGCTATCTAAATGGGCAGGTGATGGATATATCTATAATACAAGTGGTGAGGGTTACACTTACTTCTTTGCATTAGGATATGCACCTGAAGATTCTAAACATTCTGTAAACTTTTCTTTATTAGGTGCAGGACAATGGCACCACCAAAGAGATGTTTGGGTATCTATTAGAGATTACCAAAACTTTGGTACAGAAGGAATTGATAGAAGATGGAATACCAATGGTGGTATTTTAAATGGAGAAGAATATTCTCTAAGAAGAAACTTCTACAACAAACCATTGGCAACTTTAAACTGGGATTTTGATATTTCTGATAACCTTAAACTTGCAACATCATTATATGGTTCAGCAGGTAGAGGTGGAGGAACAGGACCAAGAGGTAGAAATTACTACAACTCGGAAACTGATATCCTACCTTTCAGGAAAGACCTTACGGAACATTATTTAGAAGATGGTAGAGGTTCAAGAGATGCTAATGGATTTATTGACTTTGATGCAATCGTTGCATATAACCAAGCTAATACAGATGGTTATAGTGGTGATTTACCATTCGGTGGTCAGTTAATCGCATCTAATGGATTTAGAGAAGATGGTGTAAACAGAGCTGGTTTAATCAGAAGAGCTTCTATGAACTCTCATGACTGGGTTGGAGCAATCTCTAACTTAGAATATGAAAGTGGGAATTGGAAAACTTCAATTGGTATCGATTTAAGAAATTATAAAGGATATCATTATAGAGTATTAAATGATTTATTAGGATTTGATGGTTATTACTCAACTGGTAATAAGAACTCAGCAGGACAAATCATCAATACTTTAGTTGAAGCATCTCCATTCAAAGATACGGGTATTAAAGGACCAAAAATCGATTACTATAACATTGGTAAAGTAGGTTGGCAAGGTGTAAATGGTTTAGTTGAATATAACAACTCTACCTTATCTGCAGTATTACAAGCAGGTTTATCTAACCAATCATTCCAAAGAATCGATTACTTTGACCAACCAGGTAATCCTGAATCAGATACAGAAAATGTAGGTGGTGGGTATGTTAAAGGTGGTGCAAACTACAACATTGATGATAGACAAAATGTTTTCTTCAATGCTGGTTTCATCTCAAGACAACCTAACTTTGATGCAGTATTCCCTAACTTCGCTAACAATGTAAATCCTGATTTACAAAACGAAGAAATCAAATCAGTTGAATTTGGATATGGTTTCATTGGTAACAACTTCAAAGCAAATGTTAACTTATACTCAACTGTATGGGGTAATAGATTTGTTACAAGAAGTTTATCTAACCAACAAGGTGTTGATGGATTTGCTCAATTCAGAGATATCGATGTAGTACACAATGGTATCGAAGTTGAAGCAACTTATGACCCTTCTTCTAATTTAAGATTAAAAGGTATGTTATCAATCGGTGATTGGAGATATACTAAAGATTTTGATGCAGAGTTATTTGATGATAACCAACAATCAATCGGTACAGGTACACTTTACCTTAAAGATGCAAAAGTTGGTGACGCTGCACAATTCGTATCTTACTTAGAAGCTGATTATAAATTAGGTAATAAACTAAATGTTGATTTAGGATATAGATTTGTAGATAACTTATTTGCAGATTATTCAATTACTGATTCAGCGTTTACACAACCTGATAACGATGGTGCGTTAAAGTTACCATCTTATGGATTAGTTGATTTAGGTTCAACACTTAGATTTAACTTATTCGGAAACGATGCTTCATTTAGAGTGAACATCAACAACTTATTTGATACTGTTTATATTGCAGAATCAAACTCAAATATCCACGCTTCTGCAGGTTCAGAAACTTGGAATGGAATCGATGTAAGAAACTCAGTATGGTTCGGATTCGGCCGTACTTGGAACGCTTCACTTAAATACAGATTCTAATATTTATAGAAGGAATAATCATGGGAGGGATGTTCTACAACTCTCCCATAATCCTTTTTGTTATGAAAAAAATTATATTAACTATTTTGTATTACATTTGGAAACAATTAGCTACAAGAAATAAGTTTCCAAAATTTTGTGAAAAAATTAATTTGTTAATCAATAAAATTGAACAACGAAACTAACATACTAAATGAATATGTTTGTGAAGAACCTTTTAGTTACACAGATGTACACACTCATGGACAGTTTGTATGTTGTCCTGCGTGGGGCCCACCAAATATAAAAGTAAACGAAGATGGAATACAAAGTGATAGACTATTTAATCAAACAGATGATGTACAACGAAACTGGACTTCAAATACTGCAAGAAGGATACGAGAAGCTGTATATGATGGTTCTTATTCCTTATGCAATCATGAACTTTGTCCTAAACTAAACCAACTAAAAAACTCTAATATCATACCTGAAAAGGTTCTTAAAAAAGAAGATTTTAATAAGAAGTATGATATTAAAAGTATTGAAGATATTAAAAACTTCAGTAAACCACCAGAAGAAATTCTTTTTGGTTTTGATAGAAGTTGTAATTTAAAATGTCCATCATGTCGATTATCTCTTGTTACAAACGATGATGTTAATTCGGTTCAATACAAAAATAAACTCCATATATTAAATTCAATAGAAGATAACTACGGTTCTAACTTAAAAAGAATATTAGTTACAGGAAGCGGAGACCCGTTTTATTCTACTATATACAGAAAATACCTACAAAATTTTGATAAATCTAAATATCCTAATTTAGAATCATTACAGATTATTACAAATGGTGTAATACTTAATGAAAAAATGTGGAATTCTTTAAATGCGGCTCCTTACATTAATTTTATAGAAATTAGTATTGATGCTGGTAATAAAGAAACTTATGAAAATGTTACTCGATTAAATGGTGATTGGGATAAATTAATTTCTAACCTTAAATTTATATCAACATTAGATAGTGTAGATGATATTGTATGTTCAATGGTTGTTAGTAAGAATAATTACAAAGAAATGAAACAATTTTATAATTTAATTACTGATATATTTTCCAATTTTAAAAATAAGATTGGTATTAATTATAGACAAATTGCAAATTGGTGGACATATAGTTATGAAGAAATGAAAGAACTTCAAGTGTTTGATGAAAACAACAGTTCTTTTGAAGATTTTTTACATGAGTTAAAAAAGATACATGATTTGCCATTTGTAAATCATAATTTTCATCACATTAGCAATAAACACTTTAATAAATCTTCGGATATTGAATATATAAAATCTATCGAAGTTGATTTTGAAGAGATTGTAGAAGAAACTGCTAATTCAAATAAATATTTATTATAAATTAAAAATAATTAAAATATGAGAAATTTAGTTTTATTACTAATTGTTATTTTGTTCTCTGGTTTTTCACAAACTGAAAGTGAGTGGAAACAAAAGTACGATGATATGAAAGAAGAAAGGGATATGTACAAAAAGGCATCAGAGATGTTACTGAAAAATTGGAAAGAATGTGAACAAAAAATAACAGATATCATAAGTGAGTAAGTTAATTAATTTATTTGGAGGACCTGGTATAGGAAAATCTTCCATAGCAGCAGGAGTAACATATAAATTAAAAAAGAAACACATTAGTTGTAACAACCCATATGAGTTCCCTAAACTCTTGGCGTGGGATAAGAACAACGAAGCAATAAAAGACCAACTCTATGTACTTGCAAATCAACATAGAGGTATAGCACAATCATATGGGAAGGTTGATTACATCGTAATCGATTCACCAATAATGTTTTCATTAATTTATAAAACTTGGTATAACACAGGATATCCTGCTGAGTTTTATGGTGAATATTTTAACAAAATGATTGTAGATTTGCACAATAGATACGATAGTATTAATGTTCTTTTAGAAAGAGCGGAAGGTAATCATAATGATGATGAGAGATATCAGAATTTAGAAGAATCAATTGCTATCGATAAACATTGTAAAAAGATTTTAGATGATAATAACATTCCTTATCACACTATAAAAGTTGGTAAGAATACAGTAAAACAAATAATAAAACTATTAGATGTTTAGTTCCAAAGTTAAATCACAAATAGAATTCTTTAAAAACAAAAAACCAATTGAATGGTCTGAGTTTAGTAGTGAAGAAAAAATTCGTAATGAAATTGAAAATAATACTAATTTTTTCTTTTATACAAACCACGAAGTATATTCTAACGGTCTTGATACTTTAATACAAATAATATCTGAATATCCTGATAAAGAGATATTAATATCAATGCCTGTTTCTAATAAAATAAAATATGGAATGGAGCCTATTGTGAATTTATTACATTATGCAAATTTACATAAAGACTATGTAAATCCAATGAAAGAACTTGTAATATGGCAATTGGGAGATTATTTGCCAGACTCTCATACTATTGGATACTTTGATTTTATAAATGAAAGTAATTTCAAAAATTTATCAAAATCAAATAAAGGAATTTTATCAGTTAGAAAATACAATAAAACAAGAGATAAAATTTTTAATAAAATAAATTTTGATAAATTTAATGGAATAATAAGATATATTAGAGTCGAAACGTATCTGGGAGATTATAAAAGAGAATCGTTACTTCCACATCATTATGAAATGAATAAAAACCCAACTACTTCTGAGTTGGTTAAAGAATATTGTAAATCATTTGTTTCATTTGTTATAGAAACTGATACATCTGAATCGCCTTTAAATCCTATAACCGATAAAACATTACTTCCATTTTTAACACAATCTATTCCAATTATATATGGTGGTTGTAATTTTGTAAAAGAAGTTGAGGAGATGGGATTTTGGGTAGCTAATAAAGAATTTGGATTTAATACAGATTCTCTCTATTATGGTGATGATAAAAAAATAAATAATTTTGTAGAAATGGTAAATACTTACAATGAGTTATCTTATGGTGATATTAAAAGTATGTATAAAAAAAATTATAGTAAAATTAAAAAAAATTACGATATTATGTGTAAATTATTTTTTAAATAATTTGTATAATCCAAATAATTTTCGTATATTTGTATAAACAAAAAATAGATATGGCATTCTTCGAAGATACAACAAACCAAGAAGTAAACAACTCATTATGGGTTGAGAAATACAGACCAAAAAAACTAACAGAATATGTTGGTAACGAACATCTTAAACAAAAGGTAAGTGATTATCTTCAAAGTGGAGATGTACCTCATCTTTTATTTTTTGGTAAAGCAGGTACAGGTAAAACAACCTTAGCAAAGTTAATTGTTAACTCAATCAATTGTGATTATATCATTATAAATGCATCAGATGAAAACAATGTTGACACAGTTAGAAACAAAGTAAAGGGTTTTGCTTCCACTATTGGTTTTAAGGATATGAAAGTAATCATCTTAGATGAGTTCGATTACATGACACCAAATGCACAGGCAATCCTTAGAAACTTGATGGAAACATTCTCAAAACATTGTAGATTCATTCTGACTTGTAACTATGTAGAGAAAGTGATTGACCCAATACAAAGTAGATGTCAAACTTTCCAAATTGTACCACCATCCAAAAAAGAGGTGGCAGTACAAATCTCACAAATCTTGGGTAAAGAAGGCGTAAGTTTCCAACCAACAGACCTTGTACCTATCATTGATAGTTCATATCCTGATATTAGAAAGATTATTAATACTTGTCAACTAAATTCATCCAAAGGACAATTAAAACTTGATACAACCTCTGTAATTGATTCGGATATCAAATCAAAGGTAGTTGAGATTCTAAAAGGTTCAGATGCAAAACCCAATAAATGGAAAAATATCAGACAGGCAGTTGCCGATGCAAGAATCTCTGATTTTACAGAACTATATACATTCTTATATGAAAAGGTTGATGATTATGGTGGTAACAATACATCAAATATTATTCTTATTCTTTCAGAATCACAACACAAAGATGCATTGGTAGTTGATAAAGAAATAACTTTTATGAGTTGTATCATTCAGATTGTAGGAATTTTATGATAAAATTAGAAACAGATTCACTTGATGTATTATTAAGAACACAACCTAAACTAATGGTAATGTTTGGTACTGATTGGTGTGGGAATTGTGATATTCTTAAACCAGAGTTTGAACGAGTTTCTGAGTTAAATAGAGAAATACCATTTATATTTATAAATCCAGATAATTCACCTAAAAGTAGAGAACTTACTGATTTAACTAATATACCAATGGTAGTTGCATTTAAAAATGGAAGAGAAATTTTTAGTAAGTATGGTAATAAAACTGAAATTGTACAAGAAGTTTTAAACATTTTACTTGGATAATTAAAATATTTTTCGTATATTTGTAACAAATAAACTATAAGATATGAAATACGACCCAACGAAACCAGACCCATCAAGTGATGTACTTGATAAACTATCTGAAGATGAATTATTTGAATGGTTAGATACAAAAGCTGAGTATCTAAAATCAAAAACCAGGCCAATGAATTCTCATGAACTTAAACAAGTTGCGGGTTTATCCGCAGCAATTGATGGGAGAAAAATATCAGAGGATGAATGGGAGGCTATAAAAAAACAAGGAAAACTAAACGAAGAAGAAAATAATAAAAGATGGCAAAAATCGTAGGAATGGGTGGTGATAATAATCCACCAATACAAAAACCGAAATTAGATTTATCTCAGGCAAAAGAAATATCTTGTCAAGAATGTGGTGGAACTGTATTTATACCAGGTACAAAGTTCTTAAAAATTTCAAAAATGATTACAAGTACACCAAATGATGCAATCATACCAGTAGAATTATATCTATGTGGTGATTGTGGTGAAATTTGTGAAGAACTACTACCAAACGAATTGAAAAATAATGGCAAGTAAGACACTATTTGACCACATAAAAGCGGTTACACAATTTCAAGACCCTAAGTATTGGGATAAACTTGAAGAAAGTGATAAGAAAACTTGGAGTAATTTTATGATACACAGATTCTTATCTATGAATCCTGATTGGATAGAAGTTCTTTCAGAAATACAGCCATATACACAAACATTAGAACCTAAACAACTTTATCTTTCACTTATTGGGATTATCCCAAAAGGAAGATATTTTTTAAAATACACAAAAGGTAAAAAAGATAATAAATATGAATCTTTTTTAATCGATATTATTAAACAAGATTTTATGTGTTCTTCAAAAGAGGCAGAAGATTACTGTGAAATACTTTATTCAACCAGAGAAGGTAGAGAAAACATAAAGTATATTTGTGAAAAGTATGGTATCGATAAAAAACAAATTACTAAGTTGAAATTAAAAGTGTAATGAAAAATGATAGCTTTTGTATATTACCCTTTTCTCACCTCAATGCTTATCCCAATAAAAAATTAAAAGTTTGTTGTTATTCTCAGAAGTATTTAGATATTGAAGAATCTTCTGATGATGTCGTTGAGTTATTCAATTCAGAAACTTATAAAGAGGTTCGAAAGAAAATGTTAAATGGTGAGAACCCCTCATATTGTGATATTTGTTACAATATGGAAAAGGAAGGGAGTTATAGTTATCGTCAACAATGGAACGAACATTATGGTGATTACATTGATGAATATGTAAAAAGTACATCAGCTGATGGTACAATTTCTCCAAACTTTCTAAAATTAGATTTGAGACCATCTACTAATTGTAATTTTTCTTGTAGAAGTTGCAGTTCAGAATCATCTACAAAGTGGGCAGAAGAGGATGATAAGTTTTTTAAAGAACATCCCCATATGGAAAAACCATATGACCCATATTCTTTTAACAAATCAACAAACTTTAATATTCAAAATAAAAATTTAAAAAATTTAGAACACATTTATTTCGCAGGTGGTGAGCCACTTTATATGAAAGAAATGTATAGTTTTTTAGATTCAATAGAAGATAAATCTAAAATAGAATTACATATTAATACAAATTTTAGTTTATTAAACTTTGTAAAAGAAGATATATTTAGATTTCTATCAGAATTTAGATTTACAAATTTTATTATTTCTGTTGATGGGCTTGGTGAATTGGGTGAGTTTGTTAGAACGGGATTTTCACATCAAAAATTTTGTGATAATTTAAAAAGATTAGAAGAAAACAAAAAGAAATATAATAATATTCGAAATGTTTTTCAATATACATCATCAATATTTAATTGTTATGATTTTTATAATTTTAGAAATCAAATGTATGACTTAGGTTTTATCAAATCTGATGATGAAATTTTGTTTAATTATGCAGTAGGTTCGGAAAGAGTTGCTGTAACTTCTTTTTCAAATTGTTATAAAGTGGCTGATTTCTTTGAAAGAGGATTGGGAGAAATAAATGGAAGTAGATTAAAGACACATATAGAAAGATATATAAATTATCTTAGAAACAATAAGTTAGAAGATAAAACAAAAATTACTCATGTGTTAATTGATTTTAGAAGTAGATTGCAGTTTGGTAATCAATATAATAAAACAAAAACTCCTCAAGAATTAAGTTATCTTGAAGATTTTTTTAATGAAATAAATATTGAAAAAAATTTGGATTTCTCATAATTTTTTCGTATATTTACATAGTAAATTAAAGTTATGGCTAAAGTAAGTTATTCTCAATATGGTATGTATTCAACTTGTCAAGAACAGTACAAGTTAAACTATATTGATAAATTAGGAACATCATCTGCAAATATCCACACAATTTTTGGTAGTGCAATGCACGAAACAATCCAACACTTTTTGGATGTGATGTATAATGTATCTAAAAAACAGGCACTACAAATAAATCTTGAAAACCTTTTATACAAGCAACTTGTAGAACACTTCACTAAAGAGAAAGAAAAGATGGAGGGTAGATATCCCTGTACCCAAGAAGAAATTGAAGAGTTCTTTCAAGATGGTAAATTGATACTTTCTTACTTTACAAAAAAATTAGATAAACTATATTCTAAGAGTGGATTCGAACTTGTGGCAATTGAACAAGTTTTAAACGCTGAGGTAAAACCAGGTGTAAACTTTATTGGTTTCATTGATGTACTTCTTAAAGATAAAACAACTCAAGAATATGTTATCATTGATTTAAAAACTTCAACAAGAGGTTGGTCGAAATATCAAAAGAACGATAAAGTAAAAACATCTCAGATGTTACTTTACAAAAAGTTCTATTCACAAAAGTATGATATTCCATTAGATAAAATCAAAGTAGAATATCAAATACTAAAAAGAAAAATAAACGAAGATTACGAATTTCCCATACCACGAATTTCAAAGTTTGTACCCGCTAATGGTACACCTTCTATAAACAAAGCATGGAAAGGTTTTACTGATTTTGTAGATTCTGTATTTGGTGAGGGTGGTGAGATTATTCAAACTGAATTTCCATATAACAAAGGTAACCATTGTAAGTGGTGTGAATTTAAAGAAAGAGGACTTTGTTCTGCTTGGAATTGATGGTTTTTTAAATTTATATATATTTATATAAAATTAAAGGATAGTTATGGCAGATACAAAACTTACTACGGTAAAAATCATAAAAGATATTTACTCAAAATTCAAAAGAATTTCATTTGATTCTAACATCACACTTCAAAAGTTAGTAAATCGTTCAGTAAACAAATATATAGAGGACGAATCGTTCAGAGATGAAATTAATAATTACGAACACTTACAACAAAGCGGCTCCGCATTTTAATTATGAATAAACAGAGTAATGGAAATACACAACTCAATCAAACTCGTAGTGAGTTTAACGATAGGGTTAAGACAAAACATTTTTTAGGTAAATCTACAAGAGTTAAGTTAAACGATTATAGAAGATTTAGAACAATTTAAATAAAGGTTAATGGCAGATAAAAAGAAGATTCTTCTCTTATCAGATGATTTAAGGATGTCATCTGGTATCGCAACGGTATCAAAAGAGTTGGTATTTGGAACATTTGATAAATATCATTGGATTCAATTAGGAGCGGCAGTAAATCACCCAGATAAAGGAAAAGAAATAGATATGGGTGGAGATGCTCGTAAAATTAGTGGGGTAGAAGATGCTTCACTTAAAATCATTCCTTGGAGTGGTTATGGAGATGCAAACATTCTAAGAGAATTGATAATGAGGCATCAACCAGATGCAATCCTACACTTTACAGACCCAAGATATTGGAGATGGTTATATGAAATGGAGGCAGAACTAAGACAAAATATTCCAATCTTATTCTACCATATTTGGGATGACCTACCAGACCCTGATTATAACAGAGATTACTATGAATCATGTGATTGGTTGGGTTGTATATCACGACAAACTTATGGTATTGTGAGTAGAGTTGGTAAGATTGACTCAGAAACAATTAAACCATTAGAAGATTGGCAGGTTTCGTATGTACCACATGGTATTAATTCAGATATTTACAAACCAACCGATGTACCACAAGAATTTAAACAAAGATTACTTGGTGATAAAGAATACAAGTTCATTCTTTTTTGGATGAATAGAAACATCAAAAGAAAGCAACCTTCAGATGTAATTTGGGCATTTAAAAAGTTTGTGGATGGTTTGCCTGAAGAAGATAAAGATAAAGTATGTTTGGTAATGCATACACAACCAAAAGACCAAAACGGTACAGATTTATTCGCAGTTGCAGAGAAGATTGCTCCTGATTGTGATATCAAGTTCTCAACAGATAGAATCTCACAAAAAGAATTAAACTATGTTTATAACTTAGTAGATTGTACTATTAACATAGCTGGTAATGAAGGATTTGGTTTAGTAACTGCAGAATCAGTTATGGCAGGAACACCATCAATTGTAAATGTTACAGGTGGATTACAAGACCAATGTGGATTCAAAAAGAAATCTACTAAAAAATACTTCACTGCTGAAGATTACAAACAAATCGGTTCATTGCATGATTGGAGAGAATGGGAAGATAAAGTAACACATGGTGAGTGGGTAAAACCAGTATGGCCAAGAGTTCAAACCCTTGTTGGTTCAATACCAACCCCTTATATTATTGATGATAAGGTGGATGTAGTTGATGTTGCAGATGCAATTCAATATTGGTACGATAAAACACCACAAGAACGAAGTGAAGCTGGTTTAAAAGGTAGAGAAGAATTCTTGGGAGAAATGGGATTAAATTCTAAAAATATGTGTAAAACACTTGTTGATGGAATCGAAACTACATTTGAAAATTGGAAACCAAAAGAAAAATTTAATGTTTATAAAATTAGGTAATGGGTAAACCAATCTTTATAGTAAGATTTCCTGGTTATTGGACAAATAATCAAGTTAATGAATCTCGTAGAGCAATTCATAATATGAAAGAACTTAACGAGGATTATCATGTATTAACTTTACAAGATAACGAAATCGAAACTACAAGATTTGAATGTTACAACTCACCTCATGAACCAGAAACATTAGAAGAAATAACAAGATTAACTAAACTCTCAATAGAGAGATGTTTAAGAAACGAAGAAGAAAACAGATTAAGAGAATTAGAAGATGAATAAACCATTATTAGTATTTCAGGCACCAATAGCAACAAGAAGTGGTTATGGTGACCATTCAAGAGATATCTTGAAATCACTATTCGAATTAGATAAGTACGATGTAAAAGTTGTACCAACAAGATGGGGAAATACCCCACAAGACCAAATAGACCCATCAACAGAATTTGGACAAAAGATATTACAAAGTATTGTAACACAATTAGATAGACAACCTGATATTTTTATTCAAGTATCAGTTGCAAATGAATTCAAAAGAGTTGGTAAATATAATATTGGTATAACCGCAGGAGTTGAAACTACGGTTGCACCTCAAGAATTTATTCAAGGTTCAAATCAAATGGATTTGATTATTACACCATCCGAATTCACTAAGAATACTTTAGTAAAAACAATTTATACTCAGGTTGATAAGGCTACAAATAAACCAACTGGTGAGTTAAAATTACAGAAACCAGTTGAGGTTTTATTCGAAGGAGTAAACACAGAGATATTCAATGGTAAATCTTCTAAATCCATTTTAGATTCAGTTGATACAGATTTCAACTTCCTATTTGTAGGACATTGGTTAGCAGGAGATTTAGGACAAGATAGAAAAGATGTTGGAATGATGGTTAAAACGTTCTGTACAGTTTTCAAAGATTTACCAAAGAAACAACAACCTGGTTTAATTATGAAAACATCTCATGCAGGATTTTCTGTTGGTGAACGAGAAGATATTAAAAGAAGAATAGAAGAAGTAACGAAAGAGTATGGTGATTCCTGTCCACCAATCCATTTAGTATGGGGTGATTTATCTGAATCAGAATTAAATGATTTATATAATGATGAAAAAGTAAAATCATTTATTATGTTCACTAAAGGTGAAGGATATGGTAGGCCTCTTGCAGAATTTGCAACAACAGGTAAACCAATTATTGTTTCCGATTGGAGTGGGTATAAAGATTTCTTACCTAAAGAAAATACGGTTTATTTAGAAGGTGAGTTAAAGGAAGTACATAAATCTGCACAAAATAAATTTTTACTTAAAGAATCAAAGTGGTTTACAGTAGATTATTCAAAAGCAGCTGGTAAGATTTTTGATGTACATAAAAATTATAAAAAGTACTCTAAACAAAGTGAGGGATTAAAAACTAATATCAACAAGAATTTTACATTAGATAAAATGACAAGTAAATTAGGTGATATACTTAATAAATATGTAAAAATACAACAGCATGTTCAGTTAAAATTACCTGAAATTAAGAAATTATAATGCTTTATACAAGACAATATACCAAATTTTTAAAACCTGAAAAAAGAATACCTCGTTCTGAAATTAGACCGAGAAATATATATCGTATAACAACATATAAGGATGGAGACCCACCAACTCAATCTGCTGAAAAGGCAAGATATGTTTTTGTAATAGGTGTTGTTGGTGGTAAAGTACATTGTATCAAAATTAATCCAATTGTACCTTTACATTTTACTCAGTTAATAGGAAAGTTGAGAGATAAAAGATTACCTTTAAGTTCTAATTTAAGGTTAGAAAGTATGTTAAAAAAGTTTTCAAAAGATGGTAATTCACTCTTTAATTCTTTTATAAAAAATAATAAAAATTTATATAGAAGAGATTTAAATAATTATAGAACTTATTTTTTAGATAAGATTATAAATGTTTATGAAATTAGGTTTGAACAAGATGTATTAGAAAACCTTTTTGGAGAACGAACAACTACTTCAGAAAAACGAGAAGTATTAAGAGAAGAACAATCAGAAATAGATACACCAGATGACAATTAGTTACGCAATTACGGTTTGTAATGAGTTGGAAGAAATTACGAAGTTAGTAGATTTTCTTTCAACTAAAATAAATAAAGAAGATGAGATTGTAATTCAATATGATGAACAATCAGTAACACCTGAAGTTTTAGAATATTTAAATCTTCAGAAAATGATGCACAATCATACTATTATTGGATTCCCTCTTAATAAAGATTTTGCATCTTTTAAGAATAATCTAAAATCAAATTGTACAAAAGATTATATTTTCCAAATTGATGCAGATGAAATTCCACATGAAGTATTGGTAGATTATTTACCACAATTATTAAGTGATAATCCTGTGGATATAATTTTTGTACCAAGAGTCAATACAGTTGAGGGATTAACTCAAGAACATATTGATAAGTGGAAATGGAAAGTGGATGATAATGGGTGGGTAAACTTTCCTGATTATCAAACACGAATTTACAAAAATACAGAAGATATAACTTGGATGAATAAAGTACATGAAAGAATCACAGGTTATGATACATTCTCAAACTTTCCAGCAGAAGAAACTTGGTGTTTATATCACCCAAAACAAATAGATAGACAAGAAAAACAAAATGAATTTTATGAAACAATTTAAACCATTAGGAGATAGAGTATTGGTTAGACCAACTACAAAAGAAGAATCAAAAAGTAGTGGTGGAATTATTATCGCAGAATCTATGAACAGAACCCAAAAAGTTGAAGGCGAAGTTGTAGAAGTAGGAACTGGTATATTTTCTCAAAGTGGAGAGAGAATTCCAATGACTGTAAAAAGAGGTGATACTGTTATTTATGAAAAATCACAAGCAGTTAATGAAATAGAAGTTGATGGAGAAAAACTTTTTTTATTTAACGAACATCAATTAATTGGAATTGTAAGATGAGAATATTAGTAACTGGTGGTGCTGGATTTATTGGTTCTAATCTTATTAAAAGATTGGTAAGTGAAGGACATGATGTTGTATCAATAGATAATTACGAAACAGGTAATGAAGAAAATCACATAGATGGTTGTAAATATATCGATGCCGATATAGAAACAATCGAATATATCAATGGTGAGACTATTAAGGCTATAGACCCAAAAGGTGGATATGGACTTTGTTTTCATTTAGCGGCTCAATCAAGAGTTCAACCTTCATTTGATGAACCAACAGAAACATTTAGGGTAAATGTAAAAGGAACTGAATCAGTTTTAGAATGGGCAAGGCATAATAAAGTTAAGGTTGTTTATGCTGGTTCATCTTCTAAACACCATGACCCAACCGATTCACCTTATGCTCAGTATAAGTTTTTAGGTGAAGAAGTTTGTAAGTTATATAAAAAAACTTATGATGTTGATGTAGAAATTTGCAGATTCTATAATGCATACGGCCCATTCGAATCACTTGATTTAAAAAATGGTAATGTTATTGGAATTTGGAGAGAACAAATTGAACAAAACTTACCAATTACAATTGTCGGTGATGGAGAACAAAGAAGAGATTTTATTCATGTTGAAGATATTGTAGATGGATTAATTAAAATTGGATTTGGTTCTGAAAAACATGAAGATGCTTGGGAACTTGGTTTAGGTAAAAATTATTCTGTTAATGAATTATTTGGTTTCTTCAAAGAAAAACACCCAAATATAGAATCAACTTATATACCAGAACAAAAAGGAAATTATAGAGAAACTCTCAATACTAATACAGATACAAAAGAAAGATTAGGTTGGATACCACAAGATAGGTTAAGAAATTATATACTAAGTTTATGATAGGAATAGTAGGGCAAGGTTTTGTTGGTAACGCTGTTTATCAAAAGTTTAAAAATTATTATGATGTTTTAACAAATGATTTAGATGAAAATAAATCTACATCAACCATCGATAATTTAATTAGATTATGTGATACAATATTTCTTTGTTTACCAACTCCAATGAAACCAAGTGGGGAATGTGATGTATCTATTTTAGAAGATGTTTTAGATAATATAGATTTGATAACAGATAACTTAGAAACTCGAAGAACTGTTGTAATTAAATCTACAATACCACCAGGTACAACAGAAAAATTTAATTTAAGATATGAATCACTAAATATAGTTTTTAATCCTGAGTTTCTTACTGAAAGAAATGCAGTATCTGATTATGAAAATCAAAATAGAATTATATTAGGTGGACCAAGACCAACAACTACTGAATTAAAACAAATATTTTCAAAAGTATTTCCAAAGGCAAGAATAATCAAAACCAATTCAACTTATGCTGAAATGGTAAAGTACACAACAAATACTTTTCTTTCAACCAAAGTATCTTTTGCAAATGAGATTTATGAAATTTGTCAAAGAGTTGGTGCTGATTACGATAAAGTAATTGAATACGCAACATTAGATGAAAGATTAGGAGAATCTCATTGGGGAGTTCCTGGTCATGATGGTGATTTTGGTTTTGGAGGACATTGTTTCCCAAAAGATTTATCAGCATTACTTTATGTTGCAAGAAAACAAGGTTCAATTCACAATGTATTAGAAGCAACTCAGAAAACAAATGATGAAGTTAGGAAAAACAGAGATTGGGAACAAATGAAAGGAAGAGCAGTAGTATGAAAGACCATAGAACAAAAATAACATTTGTTTACGCACATGAAAATGAAGAATGGTCAACTCCACTAGCTCTCGCTAAAGAATTTAAATCAAGAGGTTGGTATGTTGAGTTTGTTTCCATTGGTTCAAATAGATTAAGAAATTGGAATGATTCTAAATTAAAAGAATGGATGGAGAATGACCCTCAAACTAACATAGTTTTATATATGGATTGGGGAAGATTTGATTCTCCTTTACTTAATAAAGAATTACTACCAAATACATTTTGGGTACAAGAAAGTGGAGATGACCCACAAAACTTTGAAAGAAACTTCCCCAAATCAGAAAGATTTCATATCACACTTTCACCAGATGCGGATTCGACTGAAGAATACAAAAAACGAGGTATCGATGCTCATTGGTGGACACATTTTGCAGATACAAGAGTTCAGTTTCCAATCGAAATTAAATCAGAATATGTTGCAGTTACAACAAGAGGTAAGGGTGGTTCTGAATTTTTAGATACACTTACTCAACATGGTGGTGGAACTATTGGTAATCAAAATGGATTCGGACCAAAAGAACATACTGAATTTCTTAACAAAGGACTAATGGTTGTTCAGAAATCAAGATGGGGTGAAATAACTCGTAGAATATTTGAAGGAATGGCTTGTGGTAAAATGGTTCTATGTGATAGATTGGCTGAATCAAAAAAACTACACGAATTATTTGTAGAAGGAGAAGAAATTGTTTTCTTTGATGATATGGTCGATTGTATTACAAAAATGAACAAATATCACGAGGATAGTGTAGAAAGAGAAAGAATAGCTAAAAATGGTTATGAAAATGTTTTAGGAAACCATACAGAAAAACAAAGAGTAGATTTTATAATAAGACAATACAACGCATGGAAAGACTCCCAATCTCAATAGGAATACTTGCTTGGAAAAGTGGACAAACTCTTGTAAATAGTTTAACAACTTATTTTGAAAGACAATTTCTTCACCAAGTAAATGACGTTTGTATTCTGTTTCAAGAAGTATCGGAACAAGATAAACAAATAGCAAATCACTTTGGTATTCCTTATATTGGATTAGAAAAAAATATTGGTATTGGTGAGGGATTTATTAGATTAACCGAGCAAGCCCAAACTGATAATGTCTTGGTATTGGAACATGATTGGAAACTTATAGAAGATAGACAAACTACAATACATAGATTAAAAAGTGGTATTGAAATGTTAGATAAAGGATATTCTTGTATCAGATATAGACACAGAAAGGAACCAGGTTATCCACATTTTTCATTCCAATATCAAGGTAGAGAATTAGATTATTACGATAAAGAAATCGAAGTAACTTCACCACACCTTTTAGACTCAGTTCATTGGACAGACCCTGCAGAACAATTCCCACAACACATTGGTAAAGATGGTGAGTATTTTACAACAACATCAAGATATGGAAATTGGACAAACAATCCTTGTTTATATAAAAAAGATTTTTATTTAGAAACAGTAAAACAATTTGCAGGAACAGGTATTGCATTAGAAGGTAATATTTCAAAGTGGTGGGCACAACAAACTTATAAAGTTGCTCATGGTGAGGGATTATTTAAACATATAGATGAGGGAAAACATGGGAGATAAAATTAAATTAATAATATTCGATTTAGATGGGGTCTTAGTTGAAGCTAAGAATATTCATTATGAAGCCCTTAACGAGGCATTGGGTGAATATGCAATATCTTGGAATGAACATCTTTCAACTTATGATGGGTTAAAAACTACTCAAAAGTTACAGATGTTAACAGAAAAGAAAGGATTACCTGTTGAAGAACATTCTAATATATGGGAGAAAAAACAACAAATCACTCTTCAGATGTTAAAAAAATTAGAACCTAATGAAGTTTTAGTTGATTTGATGGATAAACTATCATCATCTGGATATAAAATTGCAGTATGTTCTAACTCAATCAGAAAGACAGTTTTGACTGTACTTTCAAAGTTGGGTATAATGGAGTATATGGATTTGGTTATTTCAAATGAGGATGTAAAAAATTCCAAACCCCATCCTGAAATGTATTGGAAAGCAATCTCAATGATGAGTTGTTTACCAGAACAAACTCTTATTGTAGAAGATTCACCTTATGGATTACTTGCAGCGGCTCGTTCTAAATCACATATACTTAGAGTAAAGAATCCATCAGAAGTTAGATTTAAAAATATAATTAAAAAATTAGTAGAAATAGATATGGGAGAACAACAAACAACACCAGCATGGAGAGATGAAACTCTCACAGTATTAATTCCAATGGCAGGAGCAGGAAGTAGATTCCAACAAGCGGGATATACTTTTCCAAAACCATTGATTGATGTAAAAGGAAAACCTATGATTCAAGTAGTTGTAGATAATTTAAACATCAAAGCAAATTATGTTTATGTAGTACAAAAAGAACATAGGGAAAAATATAATTTAGATACTTTATTAAATCTAATCACACCAGGCTGTAAAATAGTTGAGGTTGATGGTATTACAGAAGGAGCTGCTTGTACGGCACTTCTAGCAAAGGAATATATTGATAATGATAATCCTTTATTCTTCGCTAATTCAGACCAATTTGTTGAATGGGATTCAAATGAGTTTCTATACAAAATGAATGAAACAAATGCAGATGGTGGAATTGTATCATTTAGAGCAACACACCCAAAGTGGAGTTTTGCTAAAGTAGATGAACAAGGATTGGTAACTGAAGTTGCAGAAAAAAATCCTATCTCAGATATCGCAACAGTTGGATATTACTATTGGAAGAAAGGTTCTGATTTTGTGAAATATGCAGAAGATATGATTGAAAAAGATATCAGAGTAAACAATGAGTTTTATGTTTGTCCTGTATTCAATCAAGCAATTGAAGATGGTAAACAAATAAGAACATTTGATATTTCTAAGATGTGGGGATTGGGTACACCAGAAGATTTGAAATATTATTTGGAAAATTATAAATAATGAAAGTAGCACTAATGCTTACTGGTCTTGCACGAAAAGTACAAGAAGGGTATGATAGATATTGGAAATATGTTATTGATAACAATGATGTGGATTTATATCTTCATGCTTGGGTAAGTAAACCCGATGGTGTTACGAATCATGAAGATAGTGATGAAGTTTTAAAGGTATATCCAAATCCGAACTACATTTATATTGAAGAACCATTTAAGTTTACAGAATATAGAGAAGGGATTGATAATCCTAATAATGATAATTCAAGGCCATTAGAAGATTTTGATGTGTATGGTAACTTTAGAAGTTTTCCTATGTACTATGGATGGGAATCTACTTACCAAAATATTCAGTTATCTGGTGAGAAATATGATTGTGTAATCAGAAGTAGATATGATTTAGATGGGTTGCCACTTGATTTAGAAAAATTAGATTTAACAAAAATAAATGTTGCTGGAAATCATTGGGCTGGTACAAACATAAATGATGATAATTTGTGTGTAACTAACCAAGAAAATTCAGATAAAATTTTTGGAAATATTTTTACTGATATAATTTCATATCATAAAAAACTTGGAACGATTGATGGAGCAGAACAAAACTTTACAAATTTTTTAATTAGAAATAATTTACACCATTTATCAAATAAAAGTGAACATATAAAGTTTAATTTACTAAGAGATAATAAATTATGGTTTTAATATCACACAGAGGAAATCTTGAAGGAAAGAATATTGAATTAGAAAATGACCCAACATACATTGATTCTGCAATAGAAAAAGGATTTGATGTTGAGATTGATTTATGGGTTGATAATGATGGACTTTATTTAGGACATGATGAACCTACTTTTCCAATTAAAATAGAATGGTTACAAGAAAGAAATCATAAACTTTGGATTCATTGTAAAAACCACAAAGCATTAGAAACTCTTTATGGAAGTGAATTTCATTATTTTTGGCACCATGATGATGATGTAACTTTAACATCACGAGGTATTATTTGGGCCCATCCAAAAATTCAACCACTTAAAAATAGTATAGCAGTTTTACCTGATAATTATGATTGGGATTTAAATGATTGTATGGGAATCTGTTCAGATTATATAAAAAAATATGAAAATATTAATTAATTTAGTTGGATTATCTCACCACGATGTTGGTAATGGGTTACATTCTTTTGAAAAATGTTACCAAAGTTTGTTTGATAAGGTTGTAATTCCCTTAGAAGAAAAAGGACATGAAGTAGATTTCTTTTTAAAAACATATGAAACAGAAAAACAAAATCAAATTGAATCGATATACGAACCTGTAAAATCAGATTTTATACAAATGAGTGATAAAGGAGCTCAAGGAGCTTTTGATACTTATTTAAAATCTATAAGTGAATTAAAAGAAATGGATTATGATTATTATATTGTAACTCGATTTGATTTGTGGTTTGGTGAACAAATAAATTTAGATTTTAATAAGTTTAGTTTTTTATTCAAAGAATTAGATTGGTGGGATAATTATAAATGTACAACAGATACCTTTTATGGATTTCCAAAGTTAATGTTGGATAGATTTATAAAGGCGTGTAATGATTGTAGAAATAAAAATGGACAACCAGGATATATAGGACTGTTTCATGCTTTACATTTAGATTTGGAAAATTATATAAATCCAAATCAATTTAATTTTATAGATGAAGAAAAACAAACAGTCCAAATATCAAAAAAATATAAATTAAGTAGATACCTATGAAAGTATTAATAACAGGAGTTGCAGGTTTACTCGGCTCACGATTAGCAGATTGGATTATAGAAAACAAACCAGAAGTGGAGGTAATTGGTGTTGATGATTTAAGTGGTGGTTATGAAGAAAACATAAATCCAAAAGTTAAATTTTGGCAAATGGATTTAGTAAATCACCCAATTGAAAACATCTTTGAGGCACATGATATTGATTATGTATTTCACTTTGCTGCCTATGCTGCTGAAGGACTTTCTCCTTTTATTAGAGGATATAACTATGATAATAACTTAAAATCTACTGCACGATTAGTTAATGAGTGTATTAAAAATGATGTAAAGAGATTAGTATTCACATCTACTCTTGCAGTTTACGGTCATGGCGATGGTGGTATCTTTGATGAATCACAACAACAGGCACCGATTGACCCTTATGGAGTTGCAAAATATGCTTGTGAAATGGATATACAAATTGCAGGCGAACAACATGGATTAGATTGGTGTATTATCAGACCACATAATGTTTATGGTGTAAAACAAAACATTTGGGATAAGTACAGAAATGTATTGGGTATTTGGATGTACCAACAATTGAATGGAGAACCAATGACAATTTTTGGTGATGGTGAGCAAACTCGTGCATTTTCATTCATTGATGATTCATTAGAACCACTTTGGAACTCAGCAGTTTTACCACAGGCTTCAAAAGAAATTATCAACTTAGGTGGTATTGAAGAAATATCAATTAGAGATGCTGCATCGGTTCTTAGAGAAGTAACAGGAACTACACTCGGTATATCTCATTTAGAAGCAAGACACGAAGTTAAACACTCAATACCAACTTATCAGAAATCAATTGATATATTAGGATTTGAATACAAAACTCCATTGAAAGAAGGATTAACACAAATGTGGGAATGGGCTCAAAAACAACCAATGAGAGAAAGATTTGTGTGGCCAAGTTACGAATTAGAAAAAGGAATTTATTCCTTTTGGAAAAATAAATAATATGAGTAAATCACTTTTAAGTTGTTACCTTTGGGGTTATGATAAACCAGAAGCAGCAGATGTTGCATTCAGAAAATATAGAGAGTTCTATAAAGATGGAACTATTCATTGTACCGTAGATTTAGGTGGATTAGAAAGTGAGTTCCAAAAAGTTTGTGATAAATGGGGTGCTGATTTAAAAGTAAATCCAATAAATGTTGGAAGATGTGGTTGGATGGCACATTATGAAGAATACGAAGAAGATTCTCCGCAAAGTGAATTAACAAGAAAGTGTTGGCCTAAAGAAAATGCATTCGTTTGGATGGATAGATTATATGAAGTTGCTAAAACTTGTGGTTCAAAATATCTTATCTCATTAGAAGATGATACTTACATTCTTAAACCAATATCAATTTTAGAAAAAGATTTTGGTATCGCGGTTTGTGAATACAATACAAACATTTTACACCCATCACTTTTAGATATGGTACACCAATTGGGTGGAAATACTGATATACCTTTAAATAGATTTGGTAGAAAAGGTTATGGTGCAATGGGTGGATTCATTATAAATTGTGAACAATTTGTAGAAAGTTGGGATAAGTTCAGACCTATTTTAGATTTGAATTTTGATTACTTAAAAGATAATCACACTCACCTTATTGGGTGGGTTGATGTACTACCACAAATTACAATAATGGTAGGGGGGTATGATGTTGTTATGAACAAACAACAAATACAAACTTGGTATCCTGACAGACCAGATTTATATCCTGGTTTTACTCATTGGAAAGATTATGAGATTGCAGATTTTGTAAAAAATATAGAAGATATAAGAACACTATGATAATATTAGGTTGCATAACAAAATACAAACCAGAAGATATAAAACCATATGTTGAATCAATAGAACAAAGTGGTTATTCTGGTAAAAAAATAATGATGGTATATGATGTACCACAAGAAACTATTGATTACCTTAAATCTAAAGGATGGGAATTATATGGTAATCAACTACAACAACATATTATTCTACAAAGATTTAGGGATATCTATAAACTATTAGAATCATTTCCAAATGAAATTATAATTTGGACAGATGTTAAAGATGTTATATTTCAAATAGACCCAACAACTTGGATAGAACAAAACAAAACTAAACCTATACTTGCATTTTCAGAATGTATTACATTTAAAGATGATGAATGGGCTTGTGTAAATAGTGGAACTTCTTTTCCTATGGAATGGGAATGGTTACAGCACCTACCTTCTTATTGTGCAGGAACTATTGTTGGTGATTCGGAATATCTAAGAGATTTATTTATTAGTATTTACAGATGGAGTTTAACAACATCAAACCCAGAACAATTATCAGACCAGGCTGCATTTAATGTTCTTATCAACTTATCACAATTCAAAGATATTATACAAAAAGTAGAACAAGAAGAGGGATTTGTAACTCAATTAGGAACTGTTTTAGTTAAGAAAGACCACTTTGGTGATAAATTATTAGAACCAACTCCTTTAGTGGATTCAAATTTTATTGTTAAAAATCAAAAAGGAGAAGTGTTTCCATTGGTTCATCAGTACGATAGGATTCCACAGTTTAAAGAATTTATTTATAAGAAATATCAATGAGAATTGTAATATCAATATTCTGTTTACCTTATGAGATTGATGAGTTAGAAAATACTCTTAATCAATTAAAGAGAGCATCCTATTATTTAAGTGGTAAGAATGAATGGGTAGTTGATGTAACTCTTTCTCTTTCTAATGATTTAATCAATTGGAATAAATCATCAATACCTAAATCTTACTTTGAAGATAAACTTTTAAAGTTAAGTGCTCAAACTGATTGGTGTGCCAAAAACTTCCAAACCTCAACAGAAGTAAATGGTTGTGTTTCTCAAAGAAGATTTTCTCTAAATAAAAATACAGATGCTGATTATTTTATTTGGTTAGATACGGATATTGTATTCGAAGAAAGAACTCTTTCTTACATTGAGAATACAATGGAAGCAATCAAAAATGTTACTCCATACTCAGTAATTACACCAGAGATTGTAAAAGTATGGGATACAACTTGGGATTGTTTGGTAAATGAAGAATTCTTAGATAAACCACTTGATTATCAAAAAACAAATGACCCCTACAAAGACAGTGGAATTAAAGGAGATGTTACTGTTGAATCAGTAAGAAATAATTTTCAAAATCAACCACGATTTAAATTTGCTGGTGGTTGGATGACTTGTTTGAGTGGAGATTTGGTACGAAGAATTGGTGTACCAGAATCATTTGGACATTATGGATACGAAGATACATTTATAATGTGGGCAAGTGAAAAACTAATTCAATCAGAACAATTAGATATTCAACAATTCAAATTAAAAAACCTTGTAGTTTGTGAAAACTACAAATATCGAAGTAATTATCATTACTTAAATAATCTCTCTGCTTATGATAAACGAGAAGAATATCGTAAGATAGCAGAATCTAACTTTAAAGATGAGTTAGATAAACTTTAAACACAGAACTCCCTTTATTCTTTTTTATTTTATATTTATAATGGAATGTGTTATAGAAACTTGTTACTTCATTTAGTTTCAAAAATTAGTTTTATTTATTGGTTTTAATAAGCAGTTACGGTAATCTATAAAGGAGATTACTTTGAAGTACGCTACATTAAATGTATTTAAAATATTCGTTATCTGTATATTAATATTATTACCAGGTGGCGAAGAAACACATTACACCCAAGACCCAATCAAAGTTGGTGAAGTTACCAATGAAATTAGAATGGGTAAATTTGCTGGTAATAAAAACCTTGCATATGGTGTAAAAAATATCCTCGAAGAACTCCTCTTAGATTTAGATTATGATTTATCAGACCAAGCATCCACAGAAGTGAATGTTAGATTGGTCTTTTTTGATATAAAGAATATTGGTAAATCCATTGGGGTTTATCATAATAAAGTATCTGCAACACAAATTATCGCTATTGGTGAATTGGTTGTAGATGGAAAGGTTAAAAAGAGAACAACTCAAAAAGGTGTGAGTAAAGAAATTTCAAACTCTACCTTAGTTGTTGCCTCTGATG